CGCCTCGCGGCGGTGGGGGCGGCGTATGTCCTGACAAAGGTGCCCTCGGCTTGTCCGGACATATCCGCGGAATGTCCGGACAAAGTTGGGGTAGGGCGTTCGAGTTTGTCCGGACATACGGCGGCCGACTGCCGGGCGGGGAGTGGCCTCCCCCTCCCCGAGGGGTAACCCGGTTGTATCAGACGACTGACACAGTTGTATCAGATGCCTGATATAGACCTAAACCTGAGGTTTAAGTTTGGTGTGAGATTCGTCTAACTTTTGCAAGAATCTTGCAGAGATCCTGCAAGCCTTGCAGACATCTTGCAAAGACGTTGCAGGCTCACCCCCGGGTGTGCACGGCGTGTTATCGTTTACATGACCGACGCTAAGGAGTCCTTATGAAAGTGGTTCGCAAGTTCAAAGTCCCCCGAGACATCAGCATGCTCGAGACCTCGAAGGAAGCGGTCGAGGCCGCATCGTGGCTGACGCCAGCCGACGAAGGGACCGTCGCGCTCCTCCTCAAGCTCGCCCACCGGCTAGATGACCCTGACTTCCCCTTCCCCAACGGGCGCTACGACAACGTGACCGAGGGCCTGTTCCTGAAGACATCGCACGCGCTGGGGCTCACCCCGGAGATGCGCAAGCTCTGGGAGAAGAAGGAGGCCGCCAAGACAGGCGGGGGCCGCCTCGACGCACTGCGGAAGAGCACGTCCAACCTGCACGCGGTCTGATGTCCGCCATCGAGGGGGAATTCTTCCGCGACTGGATGCGTCGGGCGGAGGAGACGTGCCCGCTGCGCATCGCCGGGGCCACACGCTTCGGCCACTCGACGCCTCGCATCTGCACGCCCCCGCTGCGTGAGCTCACCCGTGAAACGTCGCTCGGGTACTCACTCGTTGAGTTCGTTGAGCAGGTGACGGGCGCCAGTCTCATTCCGTGGGAGCAGGAGCTTGCTATCCGAGCCCTCGAGCTTGAGGAGTCAGGCAAGCGTTTGAGGTTTCGTACAATCGTTCTGCTTGTTGCGAGGCAGAACGGTAAGTCAACCTTCGCTCAGATGCTCTCCGTGTGGGCCATGTACATGCTCGGAGTCAACCTGATCATCGGCACCGCGCAGGAGCTCGATATCGCGGAGGAGCTCTGGGCGGGCTGTGTGGATATCGTAGAATCGCTGCCAGAGCTGGCTTCCTGCGTCACCAACATCAACAAGACGAACGGGAAGAAGTCCCTGGACATCGAGTACACCGACGACAAGGGCAACGTCGTCAAGTCCCGCTACAAGGTCAAGGCCTCGACCCGTAAGGGCGCTCGTGGGCTGTCCGGGGACCTAGTCCTACTGGACGAGTTGAGGGAACATACAAACTGGGATTCGTACGGCGCCGTCACCAAGACGACGATGGCCCGTCCGAAGGCTCAAATATGGGCGCTGTCCAACGCCGGGGACGATTCTTCTGTCGTGCTCATGTCGTTGCGGAAGAAGGCGCACGCCTTGCTCGGCGACCCCGATGGGATCAACCAGGACGACACTGATCTGATCGCGCAGGGCTCGGGCACCTCCTCGCTCGGCTTGTTCGAGTGGTCGGCGGCGCCGGGTCGGGCCACCACGGACCGTGATGGGTGGGCGGAAGCCAACCCGTCGCTGGGTTACACGGTGGACGAGGCGTCTCTTGAGGCCGCTGAGGCCACTGATACGGAGGCGATTTTCCGTACCGAGTGTCTGTGCCAGTGGGTGACAACCGTTGCAACTGGACCGTTCCCGAAGGGGCTGTGGGAAGCATGCCTTGATTCGAGGGGCATCATCCCGGAGGAGAACCCAGTCACCTACGCCGTCGATGTCTCATGGGATCGCGGCGCAGCATACGTTGCCGCCGCCGGGCTCAGGGCCGACGGGCGGCCCCAGGTTGAGGTTGTCGCGGCTCGCCCTGGTCAGGGGTGGACTGAGTGGGTGCCGGAGTGGTTCAAGGGGTTCGTGGACGCCGATTACCCAGCTCGCGTGGTCGTGCAGGCTCGTGCATGCCCGGCGGCGCTGCTCATCGGACCGCTCTCCGAGGTCGAGGGGTTGACCGTGGTCGAGTGGGGTGGCGGCGATCTGGGTATCGGATGCGGTCTCTTCTACGACCATGTTGCGGCCGCTGACCCTGAGTCGAAGGACAAGATCCCGCCGTTGTCGCACCGTGGCCAGGAGGCTTTGACGCTCGCCGCGCACACCGCCGCGCAGCGTTTCTACGGCGACGGGTGGTACTGGGACCGGAAGAACAGCCCTCAGGATGCCGCGCCTCTCGTGGCTGCCACCGAAGCATTGTGGGATTTGCTTATCAATGTTATAAAGGGCAATACGACATCCATATATTCCGACGGACCGGTCGAACTATTTTGAGGATGGGGTTCATGGCAGGAGTTGACCGAGAGCTGCGACGGCTCATCGGCGAAACGATCGTCGTACCCCTCGACAGCGGGTCTGCTCGCGGCGTGCTCAAGCACGTCGCTCCGGGCTGGATCGTGCTGGCGGAATGCCAGACGAAGGACGGTCCGATCGATGGGCAGCTGATGCTCCGGTTGCCACTTCCCTGGGTGCAGGTGGTTCCATGAGCACGGTGTTCCAAACGTTGGGCGCACTCGCTGCCCACAACACTGGGAACACCGTGCTCGATGTCGTTGATCCTGGTGTTCCGCTGGTCGATTACGACGCCACCGACGTCACCAGCGTGCAGGCCGTGTGGAAGACACAACCCGCGGTCCGCAAGGTCACCTCGTTCATTGCGTCCAACATCGCTTCCATCCCGTTGCATGTCTACAAACGAGTTGACGACACGGATCGGCAGCGGATCACCGAGGGACCTCTGTCCGATCTTCTCTCCGACCCGACGCCTCGAATGGGCGCATATCGGTTCTGGGAGCGGGCGATCCTGGACATGCTGCTCTATGACCGTTGTGCCCTCATGGTTGTCCCCGCTGGGAACGAACCCGCCCAGCTGGTCCGTATCCCGCCGCGGCGGTTCAAGTTCGTCTCCGACGGGCTGGATCGGGTCACGGCCATCCGTGTCAGCAACGGTAAGGGTGAGACCGAGGACCTGGACCCGGAGAGATTCCTGTTCGACGTCGGGTACTCGCAGTCCAACGGTAAGGGTCTGTCCCCGATCACGACTCTGTCCGCCCTTCTCAAGGAGGCTTCCGAGGCGGTCGCCTACCGCCGGGCCATTATGGAGAGGGCCGCTCAGCACTCGGCATGGGTGAGCCGTGAGGCGGCATGGCCAGACCGTAACGCTCGCAACAACTTCCTGGAGTCCCTGCGCGCTTTTAAGCGGGACGGCGGCCGCTCTGGCGGGACGGTGCTCTTGGACGAGGGCATGGAGTGGCATGACCGGGAGTTCAAGCCCACCGATATCAGCGATCTCGAGTCTCGTACTTTGACGAACATCGAGGTGGCCGGGGCCTACCACATCGCCCCCGAGCTGCTGGGGGATCGCCCGGGTACCTACTCGAATATGGCCGCCCACCGTCAGGCGCTCTACCGTGATGCGCTCGGACCGTACATCGCGGCTTGGGAGCAGATGGTTGCTCCGTTGGTGGACATGCTTCAGCCGAATCAGAAGCTCTACATCGAGCCGTTCGTTGACGCCAAGCTCCGTGGCTCCTTCGAGGAGCGCGCCTCCATCATGCAGACGGCGACGGGCGCCCCCTGGATGACTCGTAACGAGGCTCGCGCCAAGGATAACTTGCCCGCTGTCCCCGACGGGGATGAGCTGATCGTGCCGTTGAACGTTCTCGTCGGCGGCCAGGCGTCCCCGACGGACTCCGGTACACAGAACGAGGAGCCGACGTCCGAGCCGGACCACGGTGAAGAGCCCAGTGATCTCGATTCCGCGAAGCCGAAGGCAGATCCGCAAACCCGGCAGATCAAGGCGCGCTCCCTCGAAGGGAACTGGGTCAAGAAGGCCGAGGAGCTGCTGTCCAAGCACTACGACCGCCAGAAGCGGGCCATACTCCCCGCGCTGGGGGCCAAGGCACCGCAGTGGTGGGACCGGGACCGCTGGAACCGTGAGCTGGCCGATGATCTGTACGCCTTGGCCTCGACCTGTGTGGATCAGATGGGAGCCGACGCTTGTCGCCAACTCGGATTCGACCCATCCGAGGACTGGGATCGTGACCGCACCCTCAACTATCTGAAGGCAGTCACGAAAGCTCGCGCCAAGTGGGTCAACGACGCCACCTACCGGCAGATCAAGGCCGCCCTCGGCCACGATCCTGAGGAGAGCTCTCCTACGCCGGTTGCCGATGTGTTCGAGCGAGCCAAGGACCAGCGGGCAGCCGCTGGGGGCGCGGCGTTCATCGCCGCCATGTCCAGCTTCTCCGCTGCGGAGGCCGCCAAGCAGGCCGCGCCGGGTCGCACCACCAAGACATGGGTGACAGGCCGCAACCCTCGACCAACCCATCTGGCCATGAACGGTGAGACCGTACCCACCGGCTCGCTCTTCTCCAACGGGCTCACCTGGCCCGGTGACCCGTCCAGGGGACCCGACGAATGCGCCGGGTGCAACTGCTCCATCAACATTGAACTTCCTCTCACGCCGTAAGGACACTGGAATGCACTACAAAGCTGCCGGAGAAGCCACGGTGACCGATGACGGCGCCGGGTTCGTTGGCTACGCCTCTACCTGGACTCGTGAGCCCGACTCCTACGGCGACGTCGTTGCCAAGGGGGCGTTTTCTCGCACCTTGAAGGAGTGGGAGAAGCGTAAGGCCCCCATCCCGGTTCTGTGGGGACACCGCATGGATGAGCCGGGCTTCTTCATCGGTCACGTCCGGGAGGCCGTCGAGGATGACCACGGCCTGAAGGTCACGTGTGCTCTGGACGAGGACTCCGACAACGCCCAGCACGTGCGCCGCCTGTTGAAGACCGGCACCGTGGGGCAAATGTCTTTTGCCTTCGACATTCGTGATGACGCCACCGTTGAGCTGAAGGGCCGTAGCGCCCGGGAGCTCCGGGATCTCGACCTGTATGAAGTGTCCGTCGTCCCGATCGGAGCGAATCAGGACACATCCATCGAAGCCGTCAAGGCGCAGCCCACTGATGCCTTGACGCCGGAGGAGATCGCGAAGATCCGTGAGCTCCTCGCCCGTGAGGAAGACGTCCCGGAGGAGGGGGAGCCTTCGGACGACACCGAGGAGCCCCCCAGCGACGGGTCTGCTGACGGAAACACTGAGCCCGACGACGAGGCCGTCGATGACGGTAAGGCGCCGAGCCCTGTGGAGGCCGCCGCGCAACTCAATATCACCATCACCGCCCTACTTGGGCAGGAAGGAGCCACAGCATGACGAAGCTTGCTGAGGCACGTGCGGAGGCCGTCAAGAAGGCCCTTGCCGCGCAGAACATCATGAATCAGGCCGGTGCCGACGTCACCCACGACCAGATCAAGGCCGTGGAGAACGCCGTTGCCGAGGTCAAGGAGATCGACTCTCGTATCGCCGCCTCGAAGGGCGCGCTCGACGCCGTCAACGCCCTGGCTGAGTCTGGTCTCGATCTGGAGGACAACTCCTACGAGCCCGGCGACGGGTCTGGTATGGAGAAGGCCGGCACTTTCGGTGAGCGCTACGTCAAGTCGAGGGCCTTTTCCAGCTGGCATAAGTCTCACCCGTCGGGTCTGGGAGACGGCTCGAATTTCTCGCTCCCCAAGGTCAAGATCGGATCCCTGGATGAGTACTTGGTTGGTCGCAAGGCCAACGGCGCCACGCTCGGTACTCCGGTCGCCCACATCCAGACGATTCGTTACCCCACTGTTGACATGGTGGATCGCAAGCCACTGACGCTTCTCGACGTCATCGGTCACGGACAGATGGCGGGCAACTTCGACTACGTCCAGATCACGGCGGTTACCAACAACACGGCGATCGTTCCTGAGAACCTGCAGGATTCCGACCCGCTGAAGCCGACGTCGGACATGACGACTAAGCTGGCTGACTGTAAGGCGTACACCTTCGCGGATGGTTACGTTGTCACCAACCAGCTGCTCTCCGACGCTCCCGCTTTCGCGTCTTACATGAACACCGCGGTCACCTACAACCTCGACTCCACGATCGAGGACAAGGTGCTCAACGGTGCCGGTACCAGCGAGCCGATGGGCATCCTGCACACTACCGGTGTTCAGGAGCAGACCTACACGGCTGCTGAGGGCGCTATGGATGTTGCCAAGGCCGCCCGTCGGGGCATCTCCAAGGTTACCCAGGTCAACGGCATGACGACTGCTGTCGTGCTGAATCCGG